ACCAAGCGTATGTCAGAGATTCTTGACTTGTTAAGCAAGCAAGTATCCCCGCCTACTGCCCTGATTGGCTTTACAGGTATCTTGGACGAAAAGAATTTTGCCCTTAATCGTGCAGGTGGCTTGTTAGCAACCGATATGCCTAACGCCAAAGTTGAAAAACTTGCCCCGACTATCCCTCAAGATTTGTTCAAAGAGATTGGCGAGATAGATTCAATGTTTGAAGAAGCCTCTGGTATTGTTTCTGTACTGCAAGGCAAAGGAGAATCAGGGGTTCGTTCCTCTGGTCACGCCTCTCAATTGGCACGTTTAGGCTCTAGCAGGGCAAAAAAACGGGCATTGATTATTGAAGACAGCCTAGAAAAGCTGGCTACTTTGTATCTTAAGTGTATGCAGGTGTATGACAACACCCATTTCAAAGATGTAAATGGCAATAAGTTCATTGCAGAACAATTTACTAAAGACTTTGTGGTCAAAGTAGATGCACACAGCAACAGCCCTATCTTTATGGAAGATTTGAGGCAGTTGGCATTTAATTTGTACAAGTCTCAAGTCATTGATAAAGAATCGCTCCTTGATTTGCTTGAACCTCCCATGAAACAAATGTTGAAAGACAGATTGAAAGTTATGGAGAAAAAAGCAGAAGAAAAAGCGGCGCAGCAGCCCCCTAAAGCGGAAAAAAGCCCTCCAAAGGAATAATCATGGCAACATCAGGCACAGAACGTAGCGGAATGACGCAACCCAAGGCTGACCAGCCCCGCGTAAATACTTCTTCTTTGCAAAGAAAAGAAGCGTCTCCCTCCTTGACATACCGCCAAGATGGAGTTAAAAACTATGCAGGGCGCAGTCAGCGTGACTATGCCCGCCGTTAACCACTAGGAAACATCATGTACAAAACACACAAGCGCGGTCGTAAAACTCGTCGGTAAGAATTTTCCGAAAGGAAAATAGGGTATGGCTGCTTCCCCTGTTAAGTAAGTGGCCGCCTTTTTGAAGGAGCGCACCATGCGTAAAGGTCGTAAAGGACGTAAGTCTCGCAAGTAATCAAGGGTCAAACCTTGGTTGCCTAGAGCAGCACATCATTGGCAGTTGGATGATAAATAACTGCCACCTATTGACAAATCGTTTGTTTATGTTACAAACGCACAAAAGGAGTTAGTTATGAGTGTGCCAGCAGACAAGTTGATGGAGTTAATGAAGGGCAGCCGTTCAGCGGGTGCTCCTGCTCCTACCCCTGCTCCACTGCCAGGTGCAATGTCAGATGCGGAAACCCCGCCAATGTCATCGCCCATGTCAACTCCAGAACCAAAGATGGGTAGCAAAGAAGCTGCCATGATTAACATTGGTATGGCAATGGACTTGTTAGAACAATCCCTTCCAGCTCTCGGTTCAGAATCAGTAGAAGGACAAAAGGCTTTGACAGCTATTCGTTCACTTACTGGATTGCTTGGGCCACGTAAAAACAAAACAAATGAATTGCAACAATCGGAAATTCTCCAAATGTTGCAAACACTTCCACAGGCGGGTGGTGCATCGCCTGAGAGTAGAGCAATGTCTCAAGCACCGATTCCTGGTATGCCGTCTGGCGGTGGGGGTATGCCCCCTGGTGCTGGTGCTGGTATGCCTCCTCCTCCCCCTTCTCCCCCACCTATGTAAGGAAACATCATGGATTTGTTCAAACCCCGTGGCGCAGCAGCTCCCCGCCGTCCAACTGATAACAATCAGAACAACGGCGTAATGGTTAACACACCTCGCTTCTCTCAGCTTGGCGGCCTTAACAGCCCTGCTAAAGTTGGTAAAGCAGGTATGGCAGTACAAAAACCTGCTGACGGCAAAAAAGTTATTTAAGAAAGTAAGAGGGTAAAAATATGTCGCTAGAAAATGTTTCACTAGAAGCTCGTGATGAGCTTGCGTCTTTGTCAAAAATGCTTGCTGAGAATCCAGATACTCGCAAAGATTTTTTACGGATGACGCGGAAAGTTAATCCTGGACTTCCTATTCCAGAACTCGATATGGAAGATTACACCCGTGACGCTATGGGTAAATCTGAACAGCGTGTTCAACAATTGGAAGCAAAACTGCGTGAACGTGATGCCGTGGAAGAACTCCAACGTCGCCGCGATTCATTGCTGAAAAAGGGATTGATTGATTCCGAGAGTGACATTGATGCGGTAGAAAAGATTATGCTTGACAAAAAAATCCATGACCACGAAACTGCGGCGCAGTATCATTCATGGATGAAGCAAGCGGCTGTCCCAACTTCTTCTGGTTACACAGCGTCACCAGTTAAGCAGTTTGACCTCAACCGTTACTGGAAAAATCCAGTGGGTGCGGCGCGGGATGAAGCCATGAAAGCATTGAACGATTTGCGAAAACCAAATCGTCCGATAGGTTTATAGAGGGTATATTTTGTCTATTTGTTCGTAAGGAGGCCTTATGGCTATTGGCGGCGGCATCCTACCAGCTACAGGGTCGAATCAGTTTACTGAACTGACTTATGTAACGCGTAGAGCCTTTATTCCCAAGCTGGTTGTCCAGCTATACAACTCGACACCTTTATTGGCAGCGTTGATTTCAAACAGTCAACAAGCCTCTGGCGGTGTTTCTTCTGTAACCGTTCCTGTCCAAGGCGCACAATTTGTAAATGCCCAATGGTCTGACTACAGCGGCTCGTTCGCTCAACCGTCAGTCCAACAAGGTGCTTACAACGCTGAATTTGACTTGAAACTGATGATTTCTCCCGTGCCGTTCCTCGGTATGGAAGGCGCAGTGCAACAAGATGCAGCGATTATCCCGTTGATTGAAGCTCGTATGAACGATGCTACCAACGTGATGATGGACGCAATGGCAACAGCACTGTACAACAACACTACCAACACCCAACAATTCATTGGATTGCCAGGTGCGGTTGATGATGGTACTACCTTGCAGACCTACGGTAACATTAACCGTTCTACCTACACATGGTGGAAATCAAAGCAGTACGCTGCTGGCTCGGTTAATCCAACACGCCAAAACGTCCTTCAATACATTTCTGGTACTGTTAAAAACGGTGCTGAAATGCCTTCGTTTGGTGTTTGCGGTTTTGGTACATGGACTTTATTGGCTCAAGACTTTGTAGGCCAAGAACAGTACGTTATTACCCCAGGTTCAGGTTTTGATGGTGACAACAACGGCCCTCAAGCTGCTTTCCGCGCTTTGATGGTTGCTGGTGTTCCAATTTATCCAGACCCATACTGCCCTGAAGGTACACTTTATTTCTTGAACACCAACTATCTCTCGCTCTACATCCATGAGCAAGGTTCGTTTGTGTTTACAGGATTTGAGTCTACCCTCCCGAACTGGCAAATTGGTTACGTTGGTGCGGTGTTGATGATTGCCGAATTGGTGAACGTCAAACCCAAATCAATGACCAAGGTGACAGGTTACAACTACCTATCACTGTAAGGAGAAAAAAATGTCTTTAAGTCTAAATAAAATTCTTCTTGCTAGCGCAGGTACTAATACCGCTGGCGCGTATTTGCAAGGTGTAACTATTACTAGCATTGGTATCGGTAATACGACACTGATGAACGCTGGTACATCTGCTGCCCAAGTAATTCCCGCAGGTTTTTATGTTTTGCCTCAAACCACAAACAACGTGACCATTGAAGTAAACGCAATTACCAACGCAGGTGCAAATGCTTGGACAACTTACATTGCTGCAAACACTGGTGGAAATGTCATCTCTGACGGATGGAACATGCGAGCAAACGCAACTACATCTACTCAGTCCTTGACCTTGTACACATCTAATGGCGGCAACACTGCGCCAGGCACGTATGCAAGTTAAGGAGTTGACATGAATGCAAACAATGTAGGTTCAAGATACCCAGACTCATTTGGCAATTTTGTTATTGCTAACTCGCAACCTGTTCCGCTAAATGCGGTAACTAATGCTGCGGCTGTGATGTCTGTGGTAGGTACAAGCTACATAGTTCGCCGTGTCACTATTGCTAACGCAAATGCCAGTGCAGCCACCGCTAACGTAAGTATTCTTACGTCAAGCGATGGCAACGCTGCCAATGCTGTATTTGCAACTACTAAACTTTCAAACATCACAAACACAGTTACTTTTCAAGATATTGCACCTACCGCAAATGCCGTTTCTAACGTGTATTCGTCTGGAGCATTGTGGGTAAAAGTTTCTACCG